TTATGAAACCGGCTCATAAGCTCTAATTTTACGGGTAAGTGTACGACTGCATCTATCGTGGGCGATAAACTTGTATCTGCCGGACTTGTCGGATAATTCCTTGATAGTCCAGATTTTATCCGGTTCGATAATCTCACCGCACAACGGACAACGCTGGTTTTGTTTTTCCCACATTCTGAGGAAGCCCTGTCTTCCTTTGAAAGTGCTTAACATTTTCATTCTGTTACGCATCTCAAAGTATGGACGCCATTCCGGGTCGAATGGGTTGGCTTTACTGCGGATTTTGATAGGCTTGGTCTTCATGTCAATGTCGGATAGATACTTCAGTGTGTACGGGAATGTCTTCCCGTTGTTCTTCAGTGTCGTACCGAATGTCCACGCCCGGCCTTTCTTCGACAGAAAATACTTGTTGTAAACCCAGTTCTTTCCCTTGTGGCGGTGGCGGCGTAATGCCCACGCCCACAGTTTGTAGAAGATTTGTGCGTCTGCGTTCTTGAATGTTTTGGCGGCTACGCAACCTTTGTAATAGTTGCCCCAACCAGTTATGAAAGGATTTAGAAGTCCGATAAGTTTGTCCTGCCTAATAGCTTGATTCTTACGAATAATGCCTTTAATTTTGGCAAGAAACTCCTTAACATTCTTCTTTGACGGCTTAATAAGCAGCGTACCTTTGTATTTCCTGATATTGAAACCCAGAAAATCAAATCCTACCTCGATGTGAGTAACCTTCGTCTTTTCTTCTGATAGGGTAAGCCCCCTTGCTTGAAGAAACTCGCTTACTGCGGGTTTGATTAGCGATTCCAATGTTTCCCTGTCGGAACAGGTAATAATGAAATCGTCTGCGTAACGCACAAGATTTACCATAGGGTTGAAATGCCCCTTGTTGATACGTCTTAGCTTGAACTTTTCCGCAAGCATAGCTTGCAGGCCGTCAAGTGCCATATTAGCGAGAGTAGGCGATATAATACCGCCCTGCGGCGTTCCTTCCTCGGTGGGGAATAGTTGTCGGTTGAATACAAATCCACTTTCCAGCCATTTGCGAAGCATGACCTTATCCATAGGGATATTGTCGAGCAACCATTCATGACTGATGTGATCGAAACAACCTTTGATGTCCCCTTCGAGTATCCATTGCGGAGACACCCCTTTTGAAAGTACCGTAAAGCATTGTTCTATCGCATCGACCGTACACCTTTCCTTACGGAAACCGTAAGAGTGCCTGTCGGCGGTAGTTTCTGCCACTGGGTTTAGTGCCATCAGGTATAACGCCTGCATAGCCCTGTCTTTCATCGTGGGTATTCCTAACGGACGGAGTTTGCCGTTACTCTTCTTGATATGTACCCTTCGTAACGGTTGCGGGTTGTAGCCACGCCTTTTCAGGTTGGCGATTGCACCCATTTTTGCGTTGGGAGTAGTCCAGAGAACTTTATCCACTCCCGCAGTGTTCTTACCTTTGTTAGAGGTAACTCGCTTGACTGCCAATGCTTTGGCGTAAAACGAATGGGTCAGTGTCCATTGCAAGGCTTTAACCTTGCCCGGACGACCTTCTTTCTGAGCCTTTACAATACGTCCTTGCAGCTTCTGAACCGCAGTTTCGCATCTGACCCAATCAATGTCGGTCCAGTTGTTCCACTGCCTACGGTCAGCAGGTGCACACGATAAGTTAATCTCGTTCATTTGCATTCCTTCTTTTTGAAAGTTCTACATAGTTTCTTGTAAAGAGTTACTTTGCAGAAGTCTGCCCGCTTTCGCGGCGGAGTAACGTTGAAACTCCTATCCGCCCCGTTACAGGACGGCATTCGCTTTTTCTGCGTTCCCATACCCGCACCCCATTCGGTCTTCCTTGCGGTCGGCTTACCTGCCCATAGGCAGGAGAGATACGGGCTTACCAAGTTTCGTGTAAGTAACAAATGAGCGGGTTAGGTTCTGTCCATTGCGCCGGCAGTGCTTTGTCCGTGTAACCCCACAATACAAGGGGTTATCCGACTGCGTTACCTTTTTGGTTCAAGCCTATCAGCAACTTTGGCTTGTTCATACATTACGACGCTTATAACAGTTCGCTTGTGCTAACCATACCGCCCAGCCTCGCTCCCCAGCTCTTTTGTGCTAAGAGCAGTTGCCGTTCCCTCGCGGTTCAGGCTCCTCCTTGCGGAAGGGCTACTTTGTCCGGCCAGCTTCGCACCCCGCCTTTTGAGCGACGCACGTGACCGTAGGCTACTATTGACGGAACAATAGGTTTAATCTGACTTTAATGACATTTGTTACTTCATTTAATTGTTAAACAATTACTTACACGACTTCTTGTCGCACATACTGATTTTAGTACAAGATACCAGACCTGTAAATACAATAGAAAAGATAGAAAACTCACAATTGCAGGGAATTCAGATATAATGAATGGAGATTATACTGTATCAATCTCTATTGAATAAAGAATAATCGACACGGAAGAAAGGAAATCGATATAGTTTCAGTTATAATAATCGCGGTAACCTTCGTATGAGGTTACCGCGATTATTATAACTGAACAAAAAAGCGTCGCTTATTCGACTCCTCATTAAGTATTTAGTGGGCGTATAATTCCCTTGCCCTGCCGGCCGGAAAATGGATCCGCGCAAGTTCCGCCGCATTTACTGAGACGTTTGCGCAGGCCACGCAAGTTCCGCGGCATTCACCGAGACGTTTGCGCAAGCTGCGCAAGTTCCGCGGCATTTACCGAGACGTTTACGCAAGCCGCGCAAGTACCGCGGCATTCACCGAGACGTTTGTGCAAGCCGCGCAAGTACCACGGCATTTACCGAGACGTTTGCGCAGGTCGCGCAAGTTCCGCCGCATTTACCGAGGTGTTTGCGGGACTCCCGCAAACGCCAAAAAATTTTCCGAAAGACTTGCGGGACTCCCGCAAACGCCAAAAAGTTTTCCGAGAGACTTGCGGGACTCCCGCAAACGCCAAAAAGTTTTCCGAGAGGCTTGCGGGACTCCCGCAAACACCAAAAGGTTTCTCGAGAGACTTGCGGAAGTTCCACAAATACCCACGACTCCGTCAAAATGTCAGTCCGGTGGCGACTGGCATTTTTTTTGACCCAAGGGGCCGGCGCGTGATCCGAAAGATCACCACCAACTATCCAATAGATCCATTCATAAACAACAAATAGACAGAAGACCACTATGGCAAAACAAGAAACCAAGGGGAACATTGGCGTAACCAGTGAAAACATCTTCCCCGTCATCAAAAAATTCCTCTACAGCGACCACGAGATCTTCCTCCGCGAGCTGGTCTCAAACGCCATCGACGCCACGCAGAAGCTCAAGACGCTGGCCTCCGTCGGCGAGTTCAAGGGCGAGCTGGGCGACCTCACGATCCGCATCCGCACGGAGAAAGGCAAGCTCATCATCTCCGACCGCGGCGTGGGCATGACGGCCGACGAGATCGATCGCTACATTAACCAAATCGCCTTCTCCGGCGCCGAGGAGTTCGTCAAGAAATACAAGGACAACGCGGCCGCCATCATCGGCCACTTCGGGCTCGGCTTCTACTCCTCGTTCATGGTGTCGAAAAAGGTGGAGATCGTCACCCGCTCGTATCAAGAGGGCGCCACGGCCGTGCGGTGGAGCTGCGAGGGCACGCCGGAATACGAAATGACCGAGACGAAGAAGGACGACCGCGGCACGGACATCATCCTTCACATCGACGACGACAACAAGGATTTCCTCGAAAAGGACAAGATCACCTCGCTGCTCGAGAAATACTGCCGCTACCTGCCCATCCCCATCGCCTTCGGCAAGAAGCAGGAGTGGAAGGACGGCAAGTATGTCGACACCGACGAGGACAACATCGTCAACAACACCCACCCCGCCTGGGTGCGCAAGCCCTCGGAGCTGAAGGATGAGGACTACAAGGCGTTCTACCGCGAGCTCTACCCGATGGCCGACGAGCCGCTCTTCTGGATCCACCTCAATGTGGATTATCCCTTCAACCTGACCGGTATCCTCTACTTCCCGCGCATCAAAAGCAACATGGATTTGCAGCGCAACAAGATCCGGCTCTACAGCAACCAAGTGTTCGTCACGGACTCCGTCGAGGGCATCGTCCCCGAGTTCCTCACCCTGCTGCACGGCGTGCTCGACTCGCCCGACATCCCGCTCAACGTCTCCCGCTCCTACCTGCAGAGCGACCAGAACGTGAAGAAGATCTCCGCGCACATCACCAAGAAGGTGGCCGATCGCCTGGAGGAGATCTTCAAGAACGACCGCAAAGCCTTCGAAGAGAAGTGGGACAGCCTGAAGCTCTTCATCCAATACGGCATGCTCAGCGACGAGAAGTTCTACGACCGCGCCGCGAAGTTTGCCCTGCTCAAGGACGTCGACGGCACCTATTACACCCTAGAGGAGTATCGCAAGCTGATCGCCTCCGAGCAGACCGATAAGGAGGGCAATGTCATCTACCTCTACACCACCAACCCGGACGAGCAGTACAGCTACATCCAAGCAGCTAAGGATCGCGGCTACAACGTCCTCGTCATGGACGGACAGCTCGACGTCCACGCCATCGGACAGCTGGAGCAGAAGATCGAGAAGACGCGCTTCGTCCGCGTGGATAGCGACACGATCGACCGCCTCATCCTTAAGGCCGACGCCCCCACGGTAAGCCTCACCGACGATCAGCGTCAGGCGCTGCAACAAGTCTTCCGTAGCCGCTTGCCGAAGATGGACAAGACGGACTTTGTGGTCACTTTCGAGGCGCTCGGTCCGTCGGCCAACCCAGTCATGTTGACCCAAGGCGAGTTCATGCGCCGCATGCGTGAGATGTCGGCCATGCAACCCGGCATGTCGTTCTACGGCGAGATGCCCGAGAGCTACAACCTCGTGCTCAACACCGATCACCCGCTCATCCTCTCCGTCCTCAGCGACGAGGAGAAGGCCTGCACCGACAAGCTGCAGCCCATCCTCTCCGACATCAAGGGCTGGGAGGCACGCCAACACGATCTCCGCGAGGCGCAGAGCAAGAAGAAGGAAGACGAACTGACCGAGGCCGAGAAGGAGGATATGACGAACACGAACCGCACGCTCGACGAGCTGTGTGGCCGTCGTGACGCCATCCTCACGGAGTACGCCGCCGGCAACAAGGTGGTCGGTCAGCTGATCGACCTCGCCCTCTTGGCCAACGGTCTGCTGAAGGGTGAGCCGCTGAGCCGCTTCATCCGCCGCAGCGTGGAATTGATCGGCTAAAACGGCCCCATTCGTAAGAACAGCCCCCGAATTATAATCCGCCAATCAAAAAGTACAAGGTTTCCAATCAAAAAGTACAAAAACGGGACGTGTTTTTCGCGCCCCGTTTTTTGTATCCCTTTCACACTTCGAAAGGGGGCATTTTCGCCCCTTTTGATCGTCTACTTTACTTCTTGGAAGGTCGTCGAGTAGGTCAGATTGAACACGACGATCTTATTGCTGCGTGTCTGCATTGTGGCACGGCTGCGGCTGAGGGTGGAAACCGTATCGCCCAGCGTCTCACCTTGGAGGGCATCGTGTAGCTTTTCCACCGTGTCGAGCATTTGCAGGGCCATGTCGCGCACCTTTTCAGGGGCGTGGTTGTGCGTTTCGCCAGCCGGCGGAAAGGCCACGCGTAGGGTGATGTCAGCCATCACCAATTGCGTATTCACTTCCACGGCGAGGTCACGGCAATTCGTGTAGTCGATGCTCAGCAGACAGCAAGGCCATTCCACGGGCGGGCGTTCGCCGGATGCGCTCAGCTGCCCGCGGTCGAAGTCTATAAAACGAATCTCGGGTACACACTGCCCGATCCGGTCGCATAAAGCGATAAACAGTTCCTTATTCATTGCCTCTATTCTATTTGATTACAGTATGCCATCGATGGCCTCATCGAGACGCTTTTTGATGCGGTCGGCCATGTCTCGAGAATAGCCCATGAATTGCCGCTTGGGGATATTCATGTGACGCGTGTGCGCCTTTACCGTGCCCGGGGCGTCGCCGGCATCCGCCTTTTTCTTATTCGCTTTGCCCTTCGTGCTGCGCACGTAGGACTGTATGGCCACATCCCCCTCGAAGCCCTCGTTGTGCACCTCTGCATAGGGCACTTGGGCGTTACCAGCTGAGATGACGACCTTATCTGGCCCCACGTAGGCGGGGCGGATACTATTCATCAGATTACCGCTTTGCACCAATAGGGAGCCGCTCTTTTTCGGTCTGCCTGGTATCCACGGAGATCCATCGAACCCTTTCACCGCAAAGCGCTCTTTGTAATACTCTACGGCTGTCTCTGACACAATGGCAGGCGCAGTGCTCAAAATCTTTTCCGGTAACGCCTTCAAATAATTCTTGAACTCATCTATATCCATATTCTGTTCCCTGTTTCGTTGTATATTTGCATTGAAGTCTGCAATCACGGTTAAGCAATATCGTCAACACCTCGGGGATGATGGGGGGAGAAGCGTCTGTAACAGCTACAGCGTGGATTGCTGATTAATCCCCATACAATAAGCCGGATCGCTCCGGCTTATTTTGTTTTCGGGGCTTTCTTAATCAGCAACCCGCGACGCACATTCTTATCCCTTAGTACATACCACGATTTTAGCATCAGCTTCGCTCGTTCAACTTTTCCAATCACGGCGATCGCCTCATCTTTGTAGTATTTGATCATTATGTAATTGTTAACTGCCCTCACATGGGTGTTCCTATCTTTTCGATCTCGACCAAGCCACACTTCATCAGGTGCATCAGCTACTTCCCGGATGGCATTCAAAAACTCAGTACGGAAAGCCCGTTTCTTTACTATGTCCGTAGAGTGCACCCTAAACGCCTTCTTTGTCATCTGCCACACACGGCCGACATAGTCTTTCACCTTCAATAGTTCCATGCCGGCCTCAATGACTTTATTCGCATCAAACCATTCTTCCGGTGATCCCTTGTATTTGGGCACCTCTTTTTTTGCTTCCTCTTTTAGCACATCGATCGATCCCTCAACGCCCCATTCGTCTGGGGTGATCTGCTCGATCGTCTTATCCGGCATATCCATGAAGTTTTGGATATACATTTGATTAGCTGTAAATACTTCGGCCTCATTAGCCCGATTGATACCGAATCCCTGTGTCTCGCACCGTTTCCATTCGGGTGATTCGAGGTATCCGTCGCACTGCGCGCGCATAGCTTCCATATCCAAATCAGCCCCTTCATGCCTCATTCTGGGGGTAATGTAGCAGCGACAGTTCCATCCGTTTGGCGGCATAATCTTTTGCCAGCGCGGGTCTTCTATTGGTAGAATCAGCCCCTCCAACGCTTGGTGCTCCTGTCGGACACGATCGTCACCCACGGTGCGGTACTCCCAAAACGGGAATACGTTCGTTTGTGCCATAAGGCGCCGATAAGTGCTTACCGATTCTCCCACAGATACGGCCGTATTGTACTCCGTGCGCAGCCATTGCTCATTGTAGACCTTTAGCAGCGCTCTGGCCTTCTTCCTGAAATCGCTGTATCCCTTGCTCTCGCGGAACAGACGGTTCAACTCACTCACCTCGGCCAGTGTTTTGGCGGCTGAGAAATGAAACAGGTTTTGCTCCAAGGCGGTGATGTAAGCATCATCGTTGGCATTGTAGACAAAGCCACTATCAGCCAGACGGACGTCCGCGCGGCGATAGCCCTTTCGCAGTCCGCGGATGAGCTCCGTGTGGGTGTAGGCAAACAGGTCGGCGCTGAAATAAGCGCGGCCCTTTGTCTCAATCGTCTGTCGGATCAGGGCATCCGCAAGCGTGGCTTCCGAGAGTGTGAGGATGTCGGATGTCGCCCGGCCGTATGACCGGGCGGGGACGAAAAAATCGAATAACCGGGTAAAGAAATTGCTGCGGTCGCGATCCGCATGTTTCACTTTGCGACTTGTCGGCGCATCTTCCTCCGCTGCCTTTTTGTCAGGCTCTGGCGCGTCTGCCTTGCCTTCGTCGAGGCTGGCTTCCTCGTCCGTTTCTTCTTCCTCACTGTCCCCTTCAGGCACGCTAAAGAGTGGCTGCGCCTGCCGGCGGGCAATAGGCTCGCCGGGCTCGGGTAGAGGAATGTTGTACTTTTCATGCAGGTAGCTCTGCGGGATGGGTAGGATGTCCGAGAGTTGGATGATCTCGGGCACCTCGAGCTCGCGTTTGGCATCCATGTAGCGGAACTTTCCGCCGGTGATCGGATAGCCGCGGCGGATGAGCATGGGCACGAAATAGCGATTGAGCATGCGCTCCACGAACCGCCTATCGGCACGGTACTTCTTTTCTTGAACAGCCATGTGCACCTGTCCCTGCGCCAGCGAACTGCCGTCTACGGTGGTCATCGTTTGCCCCAAAATGGTGATCAGGATTTCCTCCGTGCAAGCCTGCCGGAACTCTTTATATAGAAGCCCGTTGCCAGACGCAGCGTTGGCTTCCTGCGTGGCCTCCGTCTCTTTGGGGATAACGAGATAAGGCGCCGATCCGGCCGTCTCAAAAGCACGGATCAATTCGCGGCGGCTGGCTTCATCCATTGCGCTGTATTTGCCGATGCGAAGCGGCATGCCGAACAGCTCGACAAACTGCGCCCAGTCGCCAAATCCGCCGCGTTTGTAGATGACCAATGGCGAGACCTTCAGCAGTAGCCCGAGATCGTCGTCTTTGCCCCACTGAATGACCCGATCATCACCGGCGTAGGAAATGCCGCGGTCATCCGTCTGCTGCCTTACGATCTCTTTCAACTTCGGGCGGATGTGCTTCCGATTGATAGACGTAAAGCGAAAGGTTCGATCCTCATCAAAATCGAACTCATCGACGGAGATACCCCAGAATTTGGCCATCATAATCTCGCCGATCAGTTCCTCGAACTCGACCGTATCCATCAGATCATACATCACATCCACGTCTTTGTTGTCGATAGTGAACGACAGATCGGCGTCTTTGACGGCGTCGATACGTTTATCGATGGCGTCGGCAAGCACGCCATCCAGCAGGATGTCGCTATAGAGGTCGTAGAGCTTTGTACGGTTACCGTTGTCGGCCATACGCAGTGCGGAGCGCCACGCGGCCACATCGTGGACAGTGCGCTGTCGCGGGCTGCACGATGATCTGCGTAGAGATGGGGCCAGCGGCGGCCTGTTTATGCTTCGTTTTATTGCTCATTAAATGGCGTTTAATCGGTGTTTAATCAGTGTTGAATTGTTTAGGGCTTCGCCCTGTTTAGTTGTTTAGTTGTTGAACAATTCAACGAATAAACGGGGCGAAGCCCCCAACAACTAAACAGGCCGCAAGGCCTAAACAGCTTAAAAATGCTGGCCGCGTTTGGGGTTGCTGCCAAAGTGGATCTTTCCGATCGGCGACTCATTACCGGGCTCAGCGGTGCGCGGGGGTAGGTCTGGCGAGAGATCGCCCTTTTGCACAAGCCGTAGCCACGCGATGGCGCTGTCGTAGCGCTTTTCGCGCAGTTCCATATCGATACAGGCATTTCCGAGGTTCACAAAGTGCCACACGGCAATGTCTTTGACAAATAGCAGCAGCAAGGCATTGCGCGCCTCACCTTCGGCTGAGAAAATGGCAGCCGTATCGAAGTCATGCAAGTAGCTTTTGGCCTCGGCAATGGCGGCGTCGATGGCGGCCACGGGTATGGCCTCCGTGTCGCGGCTAATGACGGCCACCGTCTCGTCATGCAGGTGGGTATAAAGTTCGTCGACTGTCAGAAACATGGGGGAAGAAATGAAAAACGAAAAGTGAAAAACTAAGCCTGCCCGGCGCTCAGCTGGGCGATGATTTCGCGCTCGCGGTCGGAGATCGCCCACGTCACGCTGGCAGCCTTTTCGGCTTTAAGGCGGTCGGCCTCGAGGAGAGCGGCTTCCATGCGGGCGGCCTGCCTATCAGACAGCAAAAAGCCACCGCCGTAGATAGCTTTTTTCACCGCTTGCTGGCTGTCCAAACGGCGGACAAACGTGGCCTCGCCGCGAGGGATTGAGAGCGCTACGCCGTGGCTGGCGCAGCGGGCCAGATCGGAGAATGTCAGTACATGCGAGGGGTAGCTATAGCACGGCAAAGGATCCTTGCTGCGCGCAGCCGCGGTGAGGCGCTCATAAAGATCGGGCACGGACATAGCCAGCACGTCACCGAATAAGTTGCTGGCAAAAGAGGTGCGCACCGCGGCGCCGTTCTCATAAATCACATCCGCGCCGCAAACGAGACGCGTGTAGGGCGCATCGAGACCCAAAATCGTCTTATGCTGAGCGAACAGGAAGAAGCGTACGCCGCGCTCTAAGTACCACCGTACGATCTCGGCGAAAATCGAAAACGGCGGGTTGTCCACCACGACGCACCCATCGGGATATTCCACTTCGCGGTAATCCATATCCGGCCAAAAGGGGCGTACGATCTGGGCGTCGGCGAGGTCGACCTGTTCGCTGAGCCAGCCGCGCACGATGTCGTACACCTCGGGTGGCGTGTAGCAATCGTCGGAGGTGCGTTTGCGCTCAAATTTGGCCACGAAAGCCTCGTAATCGTCTTGCCTCTTTTTCATCTGTCCGCCCCCCTTCAAATGATCGCCGCCACCTTGTCCAGATTCACCCAGTAGGGGGCGTCTTTCTCGTTGTAAAACTTCACTTGTCGGCGCTCGAAGTCGACGGCAGTTACGTAGACCTCCCGCCCATCCATCAGCCGCGCCCTGGTCTTTCGCGTGAAAGCGAGAGCGTCGAAGGCTGCGGGGGTGATCGGCGTGGGGCCTTGCACCAACGTAGGCTGGGGCGGTACGGCCGGGGCGCCCGGAGCGGCTGGCCGAATGGGAGGCACCACCGGCGGTTCGATGGGTGTTGCTTTGCGCTCGAAGTCGGGCGTGTAGGTCACGTTTGGATCGCCGCCGGCCATGTAAAGGGCCACCTGCCGGCCGATGGCGGTCATCTTTTCGCAGTAATACTTCTTGCGGGCGCTCTGGATGTCGGTGATCCCGAGGGCGCGGTAACGCTTCACGATGGCCTTCTCATAGTCGAGCTTCAAGTCATCGATGCCTTCGCCCCTCTCAAGTGCACGCTGCGCGGCGGGGCTGAAAAGGGTGCCCCAAACAATGGGCGTGCCTTCGATTTTGTCAATCACCTCCGAGGGGGTGTCCGTCTTGAGGTTCACGCCCCAACGGGGGTGCTGAATGAGCTGCAATTTGGCCCGGGCAAAGTCTATGTGATTGGCATAGTTGGCATACGGATCGAGGCTGCCCTCTACTTTGTCATCTCCCAAGCGGCCGCTTTGCCCGCGACGTGCTTTGATATTGCAGTAATTGAAGTCGCCTACGGGTCTCATGCCTGCGCCGGTATCCAGCACGTCCATCGCAATCATCAGCTGGCGCATCGCGTTGCTGAGCGTATTGTCAGCCTCGAAATAGGCGCGGTCGCTGGCCTTGACAAAGGACGGCCGGGTATTGGCTCCAAAGGCGCCCTTGACGGGTTGGCCCTTGTAGCTGTAGGGGACGTAGGCCGGGGTAAACTCCGGCGGTATGGTGGTTTTGGTTGGAGTGTTCATTGTTGTTGAATCGTTTATTTGTTGGGTTGTTGAGGGGGCGGTTGATGGCCGTGCAAGGTGTCATCTGCCTTCTTCCGTAGAATCTCGGCGAGGTTATCCGTTCCAAGGGCTTCAATCACGGCTTGCACGATAGCCTCAGAGCGGCGGCGAGTCTTTTCGTCGGCCTTTTCGCGTACGCTGAGAATCTCGATGATGCAGAGAAAGACACTCATCAGACAGGTAATGACGGGCAACCCTACGATGGGGTGCAGCTTCATCAATACAAACAGATGCGAGAAATGCAGCATGTAGTCGATCATGGTCGCAATGACCACGGCGCCCTCATAGATGACGAACTTCGTGACCGTCCGGCTGAGTGGTTTCGAGCGGATCTCTTGCTTGCTCTCTTTGGCCTTCCGTATGCCGCTGATGAGGTCTACGATGATGGCGATTAAAACGAATAGGAAACACGCGGTGGCCACGGGAAACATGGCACCGGTTCCTTCAAAGAGTACTTTCATTGTTGTTAGTCGTTGTTTGTGTCGAAAAGACAGGGCGCCCCATCCTGTAATGTGGTTAAGGCAGGGCGCCCCAAGGGAAGCGGCTAAATCTCAGCCACGACCTCCCGTTCAATCAGCAAATACCCCTCGGAGGTGCGAGAAAGCGTAACCGCCTCACCCAAATGAATCCGATTGTTAGGAGCATTCAGCTCACCCCCTCCGATCGGAGTATTCAGCTCAAACTTAGCGACGGGGGAACAGATGACGCCCTCACCGCCCGGCGTAATCGTAGCCGAAAGCGGCATAGATACCCCATTCACTGTTGGAACAATGTCACGCCCCGGCATTCCAGCGGCGACCTCTGCCGGGCCGGCCAGACTCTTATTCGTCACCTTGTACTTGTGCACGATACCCGTAAAGGCAGGCACCCCTGTAATGGATGTGTTCAGTATCATAAGATGACGATGTTAACGGTGAGCGATTCTTGTGGCTGCATGGCGCACGCAAACGTCAAGCGGCCTTCTTCCTGCGCGGCAGCATATACGCCGCATTTCCCATACGTCGTAACCGAATCTGGTGCAGGGCTCACGATGATCGTGCTCTCAGCTGTCACGCCGTCTACGGCCACTGAGATACGACCCATACCGGCGGGATCCCAACCCGTGGACTCGAGTGTGATCGTTCGTGTGGTCACCTTGCCGGTGTCACCCTTTTCACCTTTCTGGGCAGCAAGGAAGTCGGACATGCTGCCCTCGTTGCCTGCCTCTTTCCAAAGGTCGTACGTCGATTTACCGGCGTCACCCTTTTCACCTTTCTGCTTCGCCAGGAAGTCGGACATACTGCCCTCGTTGCCTGCTTCTTTCCAAAGGTCGTACGTCGATTTACCGGCGTCGCCCTGTTCGCCTTTCTGCTTAGCCAGGAAGTCGGACATGCTGCCCTCGTTGCCTGCCTCTTTCCAAAGGTCGTACGTCGATTTACCGGCGTCGCCTTGTTCGCCTTTCTGCTTAGCCAGGAAGTCGGACATGCTGCCCTCGTTGCCAGCCTCTTTCCAAAGGTCGTACGTCGATTTACCGGCGTCGCCTTGTTCGCCTTTCTGCTTAGCCAGATAGTCTGCCACGCTGCCCGTGTTGCCCTGCTCTACCCAAAGCTCGTAGGCACTTTTGCCAGCCTTTCCCGGTTCGCCTTTCAGCTTAGCCAGAAAGTCGGCCACGCTGCCTTCGTTGCCCTGCTCTTTCCAAAGCTCATAGGCCGATTTGCCATCCTGCCCGAGCCGCTGGTCGAGCGCTACTGTTACGTTAAACTCTTTTCCTTCCATGTCTTACGTTGTTTAATTGTCTACTACTTCAATACCTGTGTTCACTTCGCCCGAGGCGATGTCATAGAATCCATCCGGAAAGGTGGCATCATAGATGCGCGTCCGAAAACGTGCAAAGAGGGGGCCCTCGGTGAATCGGGGGTTGTCGAGGCCTACGACCACCTGCCCATTATCCACCTTCAATCCCGGGGGGAACGCTTCGCCGAGCTTTCGCCCGACGACGATACGCCGCGACCGCGACGTGTAAAACTCAAATTGCAGGTCGCACTTCGTTGGATCGACGGGGTTACCCATTCGGTCCGTAATGTCGATGCGAAACTTTGCATCCGATTGCTTTTGCAAATACTGTCTGTCCATACTTCGTATAATCGTTAATGGTTCATTGTCTATACTTCCGGCCGCGTCCACGCATAGGGGCGGCGCTGAGTGAGGTAGTTCGGATCGGCCATATTGCGGTATGCTTCACGCTCGAATCGGATAGCCCGGTAAGCCGTGTGAGCATCGCGGAGACGCAGCATTCCCCATAGCCATTCCAGCATATAGATGAGGTAGAATCCGAGGTAACCCGTTTCGCGCATCTGCGCCGTGTGGATGGCCTCATGCCGTAGGATGGCTTCGGATAGCGGCCGATACTCCCGCCGAGCGAATACGACGCCCAGCAGATTGATGGCCGTAAAGCCACGGAAAGGCACGAGGCCGTTGTAGATCACTTTCATGCCTTACGCCTTCTTTTCAGACGTACCACTCGCGGGTCGGAACGCACTGGCCACCTCGTCCACGATAGCGGCAAACACAGCCTTCTTTTCCGCGTCGGACAGATTGCTCCCTTTATCGATGTAAAAGCTGATCCACCCGTCCGGAAAGGCCGAAACACTGCCGAGGTTCCGAACCTCACGTTCGATCGAGTCATTCAATTCTATCGTTCGTCCGCCTTCTTCCGTGATGTTGTACCGGATCGACAGCGTGCCAGCCTCGTCGATCTTTGTCACGCCCTGTCTGATAATTCGTTGCAGTTCCATAGCCGTCATCCCTCTTTTACGTCGATCGCCGCGTTTTTGACATCTCGAATAATCGAGTAAATGAATTTCCCGGTGAGGCGCTGAATAAGCAGTGCAAATTCATCGTCTGAAAACGTTTCTTCCTTGCCCGCGGGGGCAAAGTACACCTTACGTGCCAGCGCATCGACATCGAGGGTAAACGACTCCGCGTAGATGGCATTGCCGAACGCCCGCCGCTGGTCGAGCACCTCGAAGCGCCCGGGCTCTACTTCCAATTTGATTCTGCTGAAATCGATTCTTTTCATATTGTCTATTGTTTGATTGTTCGTTTGTGTCATTCCCAGCAAACGATCCACTTGTTTTCTTCGATCATTAGCTGCCTGAAGGTGTTTCCACCTTCCTTCTTTACCGTGTTCACATGGGGTAGTGGCCCCATATTGAGGCGGAGGCGTGGCTGCCACTCTCCGAGGAATGGGGAGATCTTGACATAAAACCCTGCGTCCCCTTTCTCATAGCTAAAGCCGTCGCCGCCCATGGATACCGTTCCCCCGCCATTCGTCCGCTTTACGCTGATCTCACCGCCTCTGATTCTCGTATATCCGTAATTCCCATCTCTGACATCGACACCGCCGTTCGGACTAATACTTACTCCTTTTGATCGTTCATAATCCCCATAGTGTTCCACCGTGAGAGAACCACCCCTCACTATAAAATCACCAATTTGTGCAGCCTTCTTTACGATCAAATTGTTCGTGTCGATCAGACTCGTTTTGATATACCCCCCATCAATGATCGTTTCATCCATCATTGCCTTCCCGATTTTGTTTCTCCAGGCGAGGCTACCCAGACTGCTGCTGTCTGGCTTGTTATCGATCTTTTCCCGCTGCGTATTGAGTTGTGATTGCAGGCTCTTGAACTCAGCGCGACCAGTGAGGGAGATGTTTTGCGATATGAGATTAATCGCCGTCGGGCTTTGGGTGATGTACGAGGCGATCGTGTCCCCGTTGGCCAGCTGCGCGGAGGCGTAGAGCGCATTACCTTGTGCGGTGGTTATAAAGCCCGCCGTTTGCAGTCGGTAGATCTTATCCTCGGACGTTGCTTGCCGATTCAGCAGGCTGTTCACCTGATTTTGCGACCACGTTTGCAGCGCCGCGAGCTGATCCTTTGTTCCCCCGGCCGTGACATTGATACGCCCCACCTCACCGCGGATCTGATCGGCAAAGACCTTGAACTCCGAACGCGTCTCATAGATCGAGAGATCCGGTTTGTCCGTCAGGTTGCTGTATCCCACGGAGCCCGATTCGATGCGAATATTCCCGCCGATCACCCCCTCGGCCACGTTGAAATACGTCCGGCCGTCGGGGCTGATGATGTTGCGGATGCGCATTTGCCCGGGTAGGATTTCCGTGTAGCCGTAGGCCGTGGCGAAGCTGCGTTCCCCGCCCGATTCAGACGAAAGCAGCCCCACGAGGAAGTAATAAAAGCCATCGCCCGGGTCATACTTGTATACCTCTTGCAACAAGAACTCGCCCGACGTGCCCCCTTTGGCACATTTAGCCACGAGGTAAAAGGCCGATTTTTCGCCCCCGAGGAAGGGCGAGGTGTAGCCCGCCACGTCCCAATACTTATAATCCGTCGCTTTGTGTGCTGATGAGGTCTTATTGATGCCCATCGTCATATGCTTCAGGATGGCAGCCGGAGCCGTGAACACCTTCGTCTCATTATTCATCTCGAACAGCGGGATGATTTCGCGCTGCGTCTCCGTCCGGTTGTCGACGAACATGAATTGCTGATACTCGTTGCCCACCAATACGGACATCGTGCGCACCCAGATGGGATTGACGCCAGCCGAAAAATTGTCCAGCGCCTTTTCCAGCATATCCTGCGCCTCTTTGGCATGCTCATAGGTGCGCGCCGTCTCGTGACGCAGCTGTCGGAAGCCCTCTTCCGTTGTTACCTCGTTGCGATCGATCTTACCCAGCTGCCCCGACACGCTGCCCGGCGATGCCACATTCGAGAGCTCGAACTGGGGGCGGCGCGGGGTGTTCACCGGCGTGCGTACCCCAGTGATACGGATCAGCAGGCCGTCCGTGGGGGCGTACTTATCTGACTCGAGCAACACGAATCCACCTTTGACGATGCGGCTGCCGATCTCTATCCAGTGACGGTCGGCATACAGCTCATCCAGCTCGGCGGAAAAGGTGTATCGCTCTACTTCGTTTTCATATTTCACCCGCACGGCCTCCCGGAACATCTCCCACGAGGCGCCCGTCCGTGTGGTATTGTCGCACACATAAGCGTCGGGCAGCGAGCAACCGAATACGGCATAGGTGTCACCCACCTTCGGGATGTAGACCGTGCCGCCGGGGGGGCCTGCGGGCCCCTGCGAAGTTTGACCGGGTACCCGGCCATACTCGCCGGCCGGCGCACCGGCCCCCGTCAGGTTGCCGCTTTGGAAAATGACTTTCATCGTCTGGCCTTTGATCAGCGCCTTATTGTAGTCGAGGGCCTCAGGGATGGAACTGTCGATAATGTCGTAATTCACATGGCCATCTTTACCGGCAATCATCTCGACGGACGAGACCGTGCCCACGCGTTTGGGGTAGATCTGCGACAGGTCGATGCTATCCTCGACAAAGGTCAGAAGCGGCCGGTCGGCACGGGTGATCTCCGTACCTGTCGCATCCGTTTTGTAGCTGCGCGCCGTGGCGGCGTTGAAGCCCGCTTCATCGGCGAACTTCGTCCCATCGAAAGCGATCGTTTGCGACTTTGGAAGCAGCAGTTCCACACTGCCATAGGTCGAGGCGTCGATATTCTTCCGCCCGCCCTGTACAAGCAGGATCTCGCAGGGCTTCTTTGACCCGAAATTGTCACGCGACACGCCCGGCTTCAGCCCGCAATCGCGCCCGTAACGCAAGCGCAGCGGGTTGGCTTTGTTGTATTCCACACGGCGCAGGTAGATGGCTTTACCCCGGATCTCCCATTCCGTTTTGAACTCATCGGCCAGCATTTGCAGGGCATCGGCGCAGGAGGTGTGGCTGTATGAAAGCGTCTTTTCCGTCGCCTCAATGCAGCCGCCCACCGTCCAGCCGCTATCCCTGCGACCCTGAGTGCCTTCACGATCAGCTCCAAGTGTGCCCGCGGTTTGGCCGTGTAGGCAAACTTCAGCAGGTTTTGAATCGTCGTGTCGCGCACTTTGTACTTACGCAGGGCAGCCTCTGGGCCTTCCATCGTCACGGTGTATTCGAAGTTGCGGTCGCCGTGGCAGATGAATTTTTGCGCGCTTTCCAGCCGGTAGCGCGTACCTCGGAAATCGGTGTAGGCCCCTTCCGGGATCTCCACATATTCAGGCAGGGAATAGTAGAGCGTCAGCAGCTTTGTCTGATGGATCCGATCCTCGGCATAGCTGCTATCGTCCGGCTCGACGTCGAGGATTAGCGCATCCTTTTTATCGTAGATTTTCATCGGATCACCGTCAAATTCAGTTCAAACTCATACAGGATGAAGCCGGGGCCCGGTGCGCCGGGCAGCGAAGCTACAGCCGGGGGGGCGGGCCCCGGTAAAGTCTTATTTCTGTACATGGCTATTTCTCTATTGTTTAATCGTTATTGTATTGTCTCTTTTAAGTTCCCTCCCAGGCGACCCTCGCCGCAGGCTCCAAATCGGTTTTTGGTGCAAAAAGAGGGTCGCCGCGGGCTTCAAATCAGTTTTTGGTGCAATCCTTGGCACGTTTCGGGCTCCAAAACGGTTTTTGGTGCAATCCTTGGCACGTTTTGGGCTTCAAAACGGTTTTTGGTGCAATCCTTGGCACGTTTCGGGCTCCAAAACGGTTTTTGGTGCAATCCTTGGCACGTTTCGGGCTCCAAAACGGTTTTTGGTGCAATCCTTGGCACGTTTCGGGCTTCAAAACGGTTTTTGGTGCAATCCTCGGCGAGTTTTAAGGTATCCGTGTAGGGGCGCAACAGCATACACCCCACAAACGTCCCGACAGGGACGGGTGCCGGACATATTTATTCGGCCCTACGGGGGGCGTCTCATGGGGGCGAATGCAGGGTTCGCCCCTACACACGGGTACCCGGCAGACTTCCCAGCCTCGGCAGAGGCCGCCGGGGCCCGCAGGCCCCCCGCCCCGTACCACCCACACGCCAAAGGCCGCCCGGGCGTCCACGCCATCGATGTAGATATTCGTTTTCATTTCCGTCTTATCCGTTATGCTGTTCGCAGGATGACCCCGCGGGAATTGATTGTCTCCAGTTCGCGTTTCATACTGCCGATGCCGCTTTCGATCTGCTCGAGGCGTCGACAGTAGGCCGTATTGTCACGTATCTCTGTCAGTATGGCTACACCTACCACGAGGGTCTGATTGATCCCCCCTACGGATAGTTTGATGGCGTCTTGATAGATCAGCAGCGCCGTCAGCCGTCCCTCGATGGCCGTAGCCGTGATCGATACCTGTCGGCAGAGAGGGGGGGATCTTGCGGATTCTCCCTCTTCACAGCGGCAGCGCCTCTTTGCCGGCTAACCTGCTTTGCTGCCCCCCTTTTCTTGCCTTGATGCAAGAAAAGGAGCAAAAGAAAATCAAGGGCTGGGCGCGCTTCGCTCGACGTTGAGGGCGCTGCGGCGGGGCAGCTCACCGCGTATAGGTCCGGGGAGGCCTGACAGCCGGCAGCATACTCCACACTCTGCATGTACCCGGCAAGGTTCGCCGGCGTCCGCAGACGCCCCCGCCTCGTCCACAAGCCCCGGGAAGACCTTCATCAGATCATCCGTGACCTTGTCTTTCTTCTTGCTGAATATGCCCGCAAGCAGTCCGCCGATCGTCCCCACCACGGCGCCGATGGCCGTACCGATGCCAGGGACGATCATCGAGCCCACGGCCGCGCCGGCCAGTGCCCCCGTGGCCGCCCCTTTGACTACGTTGTTGCCGTCGACTACGTTGCGCAGGTCGACGTTGGCCTGCCCCTCATGCAGCTTGCCGATGGCCTTGGAATAACCGTCCATTGCGTTATTCAGCGCTTTGAAGCTGTCTTTGATCTCGCCGGCGTAGTTGCGCACAAAGGCGCCCGACTTGCTTTGCAGGCGCAATTGCTCATTCAGCGACAGGGCATATTCATGGGCAAAGGCGATTGAGTTTTTGTAGAACTCTTTTTCCACGGCACGGCGTTTTTCGGCCGCCGCGGTGATCATATTGATCAGCGTGGCCGTGCCCGAGATGGCCGTACTGATGGCGCCCACCTTGCCCCGTGTCGTATCCATGTCGCGGGAAAGCATCTCACTGGCGGCGGCGAGGCTCGAACCGATTGCCGCGAAGGCCTGACCCACGCTGCCGCTCAGTCCGCCCAGCGCCGCGGCCATCTGCCCGAAGGCGCCGAGCACCTCGGACAGCTTTTGCGTCGGGATACGTCCGAGTTCCTTATTCAGGGCTTCGAGTTCCTCGCGGGCAAGGGCTATTTCCTTAGCCAGCTTATCCGTCGGGGCGAGCTTGTACCGCTCTTCCATCAGCCGGATACGTTCCTTTTGCACCCGGCGCTCTTCCTCGAGTTGCTTTTTGCGACGATCCGCTTCCCAGCGATAGAAAGATTCCGCATTGGCCATCTGCTTACGGGTGATCTCAATGTCATAATTGAGCATCTCCGCGGTGTAGCTGTTTTTGGCCAGCGTGATCTCTTTCTCTTTGGCGACGGTGAGTTCGGCGATCAGTTTCTCATTGTTTTCCGCCATCCGCAGCCGCTCTTTGTAGTAGCTTTCGATGTCATCCAGCTGCACGGCCAACTCATCGGCGAAGCGCAAGCGCCCTTCCTTGAATGCGCCGTTGACGGCTTCATCAATCTCAGCCGCGGACTTCTTATAAGACTTTTCGGCCAGATCGACGAGGTTTTTGAAGTAGGTCGTTTCTTCCTCCGATAGGGTGGCATTTTTGCCGTAGGCCTCTCGTTTGGCCTTCAGCATATCCTCCTCCTGCTGTTTGATGGCAGCCAGTTCCTTCTTCTTATTCAGTTCGGCCTGCTGGCGTTGTTTGTAGTAGCTGTCATTCAGCAGGTCGATCTGCTTTTGCGCAAACTCGAGTTGGTTATTCTCCCATTCCCGCTGGTAGGCCTTTTGCAGTTTGAGCCGTTCCTGTTGTTCGCGAAGCGCCTTTTCTGCATCCTTGTTCCCTCTTCCGGAGCTGGAACGCGCCGCCTTGTCTATAGCGCCCAGTTCCTTTTCCCGATCCGTGTCCAATTTGATCAGAGAGGCCTTCAGCTGGTTCACCTTGTCGATGTCTTCCAGACTGTTTGTCGTTAGTTTGTTTTGGCCCTCCTGTATGCGTAGTTCCTCAGTAAGTTGTCGCTTCCGCTCGTCGTAAATCTCATTGACGACGGCCTTGTATTCGTTGGCTAATTGGATCCGCCTTTTGCCTTTGGCGCTTTCCATCTGCTCGCGCAGCTTCTCCGCTTTGGCCTCTTTTTCCGCTTCTTCCACCCGCCATTCGCTACGGTCACGCGACAGCTTTTCCCCAGCTACACCCAACTCAGCCGTTTTTTTGGCTGCTTCATGTATAGACGTGAGATAATCAGACACGCGCTCATTGGCACGATCTATTCCCCAGTAGAATTTTGAAAAACCTGCACTAAGCTCGTCAAAACCCTCCGTAAAGCCCGAGAAAATGATTTTGCTCAGCCCTTTGAACATATCCCCCAAAGCCAATAAGCGGTTGGCGAGATTCGACAAAATGGCTCCACACACATCGTTTACAGCCTTTATCGGATCGCGGACGGCGTTATAGATCGTTTCGCCGAGCTTAATGAGCGATTCCCTAAGCTGCCCCATCACACCAGAAAGATAGCCAGACGTACGGGCAAACTCCATCTGTCCCTCAACAGACGAGTTGAACCACATCACCAAGGATCGCAGGGCAACGACGATGGCGTCGAGGAGAAAAACAATCCCAGAGGCTTTGAGGGCCCCAAAGGCTTTAGAGAGGGATCCAACTCCCGAGGCGGCTGTATTCAGTGGCCCAGGCAGCTTATTGATGACATCGGCTTGCACACGAAAGCCCCGCGACACGAGATTGCTCCCCTCAGCCATCTTTTTTAGGACTTTGGAGGCCTCTATCTCTAATCGGTCGAGACTGTTCGTCACGCCGTCGACATCCTTATCCAGATTGCCCTGAAACTCGAATGTTACGTATATCGTTTTTTTCGTCGGCCACGGCCTTTTCTCGTTAGTTGTTGGTGGGTTATGGGGGCGGAGGCTGTCCCGCCGTTTTAAGCCAGATTGAAAAACTTCTTGGCTTCGGCCTCAGAGGTGATTTCACCCTCATCAGCCGGCTTCTTCTTTCCGTATTTGGGTTGGTCATTGATGGCCGCCAGCACAACGCTCCACGGCACTTTATACATCAGTTCGCGCCACGTCCAAACGCCTTGCGAGGCGATCTGGAACAGTGCGCCGAAAGGGCTATGGGGGCCTTCGTCCCTTAACTCCCCGTCGCTTCCCGGCTCAGATTCGGAGTCGTCACCTGTAGATGAGCAATCGATCTGATAATAGTCGTAAAATGGCCCGCGCCACTTAGCAGGACGATCACTTTGGCCAGCTCGGCCATCGTTTGGGCATCCATCCGTCGGCGTAGGTAGGCCGCCACGGCACGATGAAACAGCGCACTCATCAGCCCCGAACGGATCAGCCCGAGGGCGATCAGCCGACTGGCACGGACGCCGTTTTTGGCTGCTGAGGTGAGCACCGCGGCAGCCTCGCCCGTTTCGAGCGTTTCGAGGTCGACGTGCATACGCACATACATCCGACTAATGCGCAACAGTTGGGCGTAGACGGGGCGCCGAAAGCGCATCGGGAACACCTTTATCCCCAACATGCGCAGTGGGCGGGGCGCCGGCACCTTGACCAGCAGCCCCGTATCCAACAGCGCGTCGGCCACATCGATCTCGACCGCCCGCTTGTTTTCCGTCTCTTCCATTATGTCCAGCTGAATGGCTCGTAGGTGCCACTATCGTCCCCATCGGGATTCATACAGCGCGCCGTGACTTCGATCTGCGCGATCTCCGTACGGGTCAGGTTCCACTGGAAGAGGGCGAGGATCTTTGCGCGGGGAATGTCGAAGCCCACCTTGTAAGGCGTAAGCACACGAAGCGCCTTTTCCACTTCCACGTAGTCCTTCGGAGGGATGAACTTTTTCACGTTATGCTCCGTGCCAGACTGATCCTTGATTTTGCCATCCACCTCTTTGCCACCAAACAGGGTTTTCAGCACTGCGTTATCCCATTCGAGAATGTTAAACGTGAGGTTCTTCAATCCCTTTTCCGAGATCACGGATTCCACCGGGGCATCCGGCTCTTCCTCGCAAAAGAACTCTTGTGTCTGATCCTGTTCGGTGGTAAAGGTGGCCGTGCCCTTCAGGGTGCGGGCCAGCTGCTTCATCTCTTCCGGCATCTTAGCGCCGCCGTCTGTCACGTCGCCGAACAGGATGGCGCTCAGTCCGACAGATCGGATTTTCTTTCCTAATGCCATGTCTTTTCTTTAATTGTTAATGGTTGTTGGTTGTAATAATTAGGGGATACCCCCGCGGCCTCTGATGTAGAGCCGCACGATGAGCCACGCGGCCATACCGAGCACAAGGGCCAGGAAGGCGTATCCGCCGCCCATCAGCGCCCGGTGATGCCACCGGAAGGGGCGTTCCACGGTGACATACTCCGTGCGGACACGGTCAGTCAGCTCGCGGATGGTGCGGTCGCGCAGGGCGATCACCCGGCGGAGGCTGTCTTCGTGGCAGTGCACATCGAGCAGGGCACCGCGGTAGCCCGTATCGGTCAGGACGTCCGTCAGCGTCACGTTCGGCACGATGCGCGTGCCGGGCACGGCGATCAGCCGCGAGAGTGCCACCCTGCCCGACTGGCATTCCAGATAGGCACGGATCAGGGCCGAATCGGGTTCGATGACCACGAGCGTATCGCGCACCGTCTCGGCCACTTCCCTTTGCGTCATCTCGCGCTCCGTGTACGGCATGCGCAACAGGCGGCAGCTGGTCAGGCAGAGCAGGGAACTAAAAACGAAAAGTGAAAAGTGAAAAACGACCCGCGGCCGGGTGCCTCTCCTACCGGTAGGACTTTTTGTTTCTAGCTTTTCACTTTTCGTTTTTAGTTCCCCAAAGAAGGCGCGCGCACGGCCGGGAGAGAGGTCGGCCAGTGCGCGCAGCCTCGGAACGAACAAAAAAGTGAGGGGAAACACCTTGGCAGGGTTACTTATTCGTTTTTGCGGGGTCGGCCTTTGGGGCCTTTGCCTCCGTGGATGGTTCCGCCTTCGTAGCCTCGGAAGGTCCCACCGTCTCGGGCGCCTTCGCGGCCTCGGAGGCTTTCACCGCCGTAGATTCTTCCGGCTTTGGCGCCGCTTCCGTGGGGCTCACCCACGGGGCCGGGCCACCCAGACGGACGTACCTGTCCGCGCCGCCGGTGTACATCATCACCGTATCCCCGGGGTAGCACGGAATGCCCGAAACGGTCACCGGTTTATCGGTCTCGTTTTCCACGATCAGCATGGAGGCAGGCTGAATGCCCTGCGGGAAGGCGCGCAGCTCGGTCGGGTCATTGGCAGTCACCGGTACGATGCAAGGATTGCAATCGTGACCGATGATGCCGTCCGCCGTAGGCCGGCGCAGCGCCGCGGCCGGGAAAGGTACCATGACCACATCCGGCCCCTCTAAACTGTCCGGGGCAACGAACGTGTACCGCCGCCCCGTGGTCTCATTTCTGTACATCATCGTTTAATTGTTATTGTATTGTCACTTTTAGGCTACTCGCTGCCGGCGACCCTCACCCGCGGCCCCCAAACCCGCCGAGGATTGCACAAAAAACCGATTCGGAGCCCCAAACCCGGCGAGGATTGGGCCAAAAATCAATTTGAAGCCCAAAACCCGGCGAGGATTGGGCCAAAAATCAATTTGAAGCCCAAAACCCGCCGAGGATTGCACCAAAAACCGATTCGGAGCCCAAAACCCGCCGAGGATTGCGCCAAAAACCGATTTGAAGCCTAAAACCCGCCGAGGATTGGGCTAAAAACCGATTTGGAGCCCGCGGCGAGGGTCATTTCACAGTACCCGTGTAGGGGCGAATTGCATTCGCCCCCATTAGACGGCCCCCGTAGGGCCGAATAAATATGTCCGCTGCCCGTCCCTGCCGGGACGTCTGTGGGGCGTATGCAATACGCCCCTACACGGGTACCCTGCAGACTTCCCTGCCTCGGCAGAGGCCGCCCCTACACGGGTACATGGTCATTGTTAGGTGTTGAGGCCTCCGGCCTGTTGAGTTGTTGAGGCCTCCGGCCCGTTGAGTTGTTGAGGCGTTTGTTCGTTGGCTTGACAAGCAGTTCAACATCTCAACGACTAAACACCTAAACATCTAAACAGGGCCGTTAGGCCCCAACACATAAACGCCTATTCCTCCGGCAGGGTGATGTCCGGATTGCCGTCGCCGCCCGGCTTCTTCGGTTTCTCGCCGCCCGGCTGGGGCTGTTCGCCGGAGCCACCGCCCGGCTTCTTGGGGTCTTTGGGATCTTTGGGATCCTTGGGATCACTGCCGCCCGGCTTCTTCGGATCCTTGGGTTGCTTCGGGTCTTTAGGCTCCTTGGGCTCCTTCGGCTGCTTGGGTTCCTTGGGGACGGATGGCTTGCGGGGCGTGCGCTTCTTCTGGGCGGCGGACTGCTTCCAGGCGGCGTCCAGCTCGGCGGCGCGCTGATTGAGGCGGGCGGCGAGGGCCTCGATGGCCGGCTTCTCGATGGGCGTGGAGCCGAAGAGGTAGTTGGAGCGGAGGGTGAAGAGGATGCGCTCGTAGGCCGCGTCGGTCCGCGGGCGGACTTTGGAGGCCAGCGGCAGCTTCGTGGCCGCGCGTCCGTCTGAGCGCTTGGTGGCCAAGTCGGAGAAGGCCTTGTTGAGGGCCTCGAGTTTGGCCGGCAGGTCGGCGAGGTGAAGCGTGGTGAGGTGGGCCGTGAGCTCCGCCTTCTTCAGGTCGACCACGAGGCCGGAGATGAGGGCCGTCTCACGGTCAGCCGCCTCGGTGGGGGCGCCGCTGTAGACGCTGACGGTGGGCATGAGCGCGGCGGCAGCTTTCTGTACGGCCTCGTCGGGCGAGAGTCGGGCGGCGCGGACGGAGGCGAAGAAGTACTGCACGGCGCGATCGCGGGCCGTGTCAGCCTTCACGAGCTCGGCCGTGAGGGCGTCGGCTTGGGCCTCGCGGTTGAGTTCGGTCTCTTCGGTGATGCCGCCGTTGTAGTCGGTCATGATCTCGGCCGGGATACCGGTCTTGGCCTGATCGGCCGATTTCAGGATGCCGTGCATTTCGGTGTGATAGGTCACGTGCATCGCGTTGTCGAGCTTCGTCTGCCCGACGGTCTTAATCTCTAAATCTTTGTCCATACTGATGTTTGTTGTTGGTTGTTGGTTTGTTTAGGTGTTTAGTTGTTCGTTGTTAGTTGTTAGTTGTTAGTTGTTAGTTGGTTCGTTGGTTTGTTGATTCGGCGGCAAAGGTGAAGGGCGCTCAGACGCCCCGCAAATCGGCGTGTAAAGAACTGCGGATTCAGGCGGTTTTAACGGTTAAAATCGGCGGCTCTTTGCCGTGGGGATCCGGGCAGTCGGCACTTGTTTTTCCGACAATTAGCGGTGTAGGAAGGGGGTGAAAAGAGGCTCGGAGCGGAACCGATATGCAGGTAACAGGTCAAACTTCGCCGCCCGGCGCACCGGGCCCGGTAGTGGTGTCCGCGATGTGATCAATGTATCGCAGGCCTTACTGAACCCTCGCTGCGCGCCTTCGATCCCACAAAGGCCATCGAGGTCAGCGCCCTATTCGATCAATACATTAAAGAGATGCTCCGATGAAGCTGACGGACAAACAGGCTTTACAGGAATGGGAGCAATACCTGCAATCCATCCGCGAAGAAACGGCCATCGATCGCGCCATGCCCGTGGCCGAACGCGAAAAGCGCCGCCAATGGCCCCTGAGGCGCATCCCGCCCAGAATGGATCAAAGAGCTGTTCCCACTCCCCTCCCTCATGTACCCGGCCAACTTCGCTGGCGGCAGCAGCCGCCCCCGGCCAAACTTCGCCGGCGGCCGCAGCCGCCCCCGACGATTTCGACACGGATGAAGAATGCCGCAATCCTGAAATCATCGCCGACAAATGGAACTGGACCAGAGCAAGCCCTCTACTTTACACGCTCATTCAGCGAGCCCCTGTTGGTTATTTGGTGCGGCAACATCATCGCCCGCGATTGCTGTATTGCCCGAGCCGGTGCGCGTGCCCGTGAGCTGGCCGGGCGGAATAAGCCGCTGGGAAATTGGGACATCATCAATATCCGAATGGTAGACATCCGCCGCCCCGACCCCAAGCGAGACTTTGCTGAGGGCGTTTCGGTCTGGCCGGAAAAGAATACGGAGGCGATGATCGACGAAGTACTCGCTCAGGTGTCGGCCGCCTCGGCGCAAAAGGAATGCTTCAACAACCCAGTGGTTGAAGGGACGTACTTCAAAGAGATCACATGGGGCGCCGTGCCCCCGCTTAATAAGTTTCCTTTCCTCATTAGTTATGGCGACCCGGCGCCCTCCAATCGTACGACGCACCGCAAAGGCGTGAAAGCGCTCGGATCGTTTAAGTCGAACGTGCTTTTGGGCATTTTGGATGGCCGTCTGTATGTCATTACGGCCTTCCTCGACCACGTCACCAATGATGAGTTCGTCAATTGGTACTACTACCAAAAGGATTACGTCCGCGACCGTACGACGATTTACAACTACATCGAGAATAACAAGCTACAGGATCCCTTCTACGAACAGGTTTTCAAGCCGCTTTTCCTGCAAAAGGCCATCGAACGGAAATTCATCATCTCTATCGCACCCGACGAACGAGCCAAACCGGATAAGTTCGCCCGAATTGAAGGCAACCTTGAGCCGCTCAATCGGGCGGGCAACCTGATTTTCAACATTGCCGAAAAAGAGAATCCCCACATGCAGCGACTCGAGGAACAGTTTAAGCTCTTCGATGATGGACTCCCCGCCCCAGCCGACGGCCCAGACGCAGTGGAAGGGGGTTACTTCGTGGCTCAGCGTAAGGTTGCCGCCATCACCCCCACGGCGTGGTCGATCGGCACGCGGCCGGTGAATAAGAAAAGGTATTGAAAGCGTTTTTTACCCCTCCCAGTTCCACGAGGGGTAGGCACGACGGAGGGCGGCGGCTGTTTCGCGGCGGGTATGTAGGTCGGACAGGTAGTGGCTGACCCCACGCAGCACGTCCATAATAGACCGTTCGTCTACGAAAAACTCATGCTCGGACAGAATGTGCATCACATCATCGAAGCGGCGACGGCGTACCTCTGTCCAGTAATAGAAACGCGCTGCCAGCAGCCGGCGGCGCGCCTCGCGACGCTCCACCCGTGTCAAACACATGGAAGGATTTCCCTCCGTCTCTTTCGTCTGGTTCTGTCCGGTCATCATTGATTGCTTGTCCTTGCTTTTGCAAAGGAAGCAAAAGCGGAGGGAAAGGGCGACGATTTGGCAGGTGAAAAGATAGACACAATGTCACCCGCCTATATACAGCAAAGGCGGCCTATCCATCCCGGACTCCGGCCGCCCCTATCAAAAGAAATTTATAACATCTTACTCTTATACCTTGTCTACTTCTTTCCTGACGTCAGGAAAATGCTCCCCCCGCTCTATCTCTACGATCCCCCGTATAATCTCATAAGCCACTTGCGGGACAATCGCGTTGCCGGCCGCTCTTAGGGCTTCTTCGTTGAATCGTTTATCGGCACGGCGGGGCGCCTGCGGGCGCCGGCGAAGTCTGCCGGGTACAGGCCCGATGGCTGCCCCCGGTGAGTATCGTACGGCGGCCATAGTCGGTGCCGAATCGTGGAATAAGTCTTTCATCGATGATCGTTTTTGTCAGTGTACGGATGTCTTTATGATGATAGGCGGCGGGGAACAGGGAGGCCAACACGTCGGAACCAAATGCGCCGATCTCACACGATACGACCGTCTCGATGCCGCCCCCGCGCGTACCCGGCCAAACTTCGCAGGCGGCCGCAGCCGCCCCGATATGAATCATCCCCGCCGCCATCCTGTTTTACTCCTCGCTGACCGTTTCCGATGTGTTATTCTCGGTGGCATGCGTCCGACAAACTTCGCAGGCATGTACCCGGCAAGGTTCACTGGTGGCCTTGAGATCCCCCCGGCCAAACTTCCCTGCCTCGGTAGAGGCCGCCGCCCGGTAGGCCTCTTCCTGGCGGCGGATCCACGCGGCAATATCTTTCCACGGGAGCATCCCGCCTACGTTCTTATCGTCCACGTAGCAATGCGCATACACCTTGCGCGCGTCGCTGCCATAGGTCACCACCTGATCCGGCTGATGATCATTGATTCGATCGAAACCAATGCCCTTTTCAAGCAGCCAGTTCACCATCTCCGTTTGCTGGCGCCCTTCGCGGCATGTCCAGATAATGATGTAGTGCCCTTCGGCGCGCAGAGCGTTGATCGCCTCACGCGCCCCAGGCATCGCCTCGCCGATCCTCGGCCACTGGCCGTCGTGGATCGTTCCGTCAAAGTCTACTGCGATGATCATACGTCCGTCATGCTTAAGGGGATGGCCACCCAGGCGCCCGACTCGTCGCGTACCGCCGCGCGGATGTAGTCTTTCGAGGGCGTGGGTTGGTAGCTCTCTTGGATGATGCGCACGCCCTCTATAAAGCGTTCGTCACCCGTTTCCTCGGCCATCTTTTGCAGTTGTAGCACGCGGGAGGCCTTCAGATTGCCCGCCTCGTCGCGCGACAGCAGCCGCAGGATGGCCTTGACCAGCGCGCGGCTGGCATCGTCGCGGGCCTGCGATTCGATGTACGTTTTGACCATCGCGATACCCTCGTTCACCGTGTCGCGGTAATTGTCGAGCATGTAGTGCCCGATGGTGATGCGCATCGTGCCCTCGGAGTTGGTGAACGTGTGCGACTGCTGATCGTCTTTGACGCCGAACAGCTCCGCCTTCATCTCTAATGCCCCGCGGAAGGCCTCCGCCGCGGCCGTCTTTTTCTGGGCGATAGCCTCGCTGATATTCGTCAGCTCGGGCATTACGGCCGCGATCGTCTCATCCACCAATTCCGTGTAGGCTTCGCGATCGGACTTCCGTTTGGCCTCCGCCGCTTTTTTCTCTTTAGCCAGTTTGTAGGCCTCAAACTCTTGGCGCTCCTCGGCCGTCATTTCTACTGTTGTCATTTCTGTTTATGCGTTTAGGTGTTTATCTGTTTATGCGCCCAGGGATCTCTTTCCGTCCGTCGGGGAACATCACATAGAGGAAGCCCCCGCCGCCCTGAGGTGTATCCGCCATTCGGCCGACCTTTTCAATGTCTTTTACACGCTGCATAAAGGCGTTGTAAAGGCTGCGTAAACGATCCAGCGGAATGCGGTTGAAGTTCGTTGCCCCGGCCGCTCGGCAGGCAATAGCCTTTACCCGATTTACATCCGCCTCATAGTCCATTGCTTGGCAGTAGCCGAACACGGCGGCCATCACCCGCTTGCGCCAGCGGTCAGCCTCGGACGCCCGCGGGGTCATCGCCACGGCCAGTTTACTGCACACGTCGGCCAGCCCTGCGCAATCCATTTCCGAGGAATGCTCTACGCCATACGAGGCGAGGATCTCGCGCTTACCGTCCTCATCGATCCGCGCCCTGTTCAGCAGCATGTGGAAGCGCTTCAGTAGTTGCCGCTTCCGGTGATCGTTGTCTATTGTTTTCATCATTCTTTGAACTAAAATCTAAAAGGTAAAAACTAAAAGTCCTACCGGCAGGAGGGGGCCGGTCGGGTACCCGGCAACTTTTCATTTTTAGCTTTTCGTTTTTCCGTTTACCTCCCGCCCCCAGTATTCATCCGCGCCTTTATCCCAGATCACCACCGGGCGACCGCCGCCGTAACGGCTCGTGGGGAAGGCTTTGAACCCCTCGATGCGGAAGGCCACGTTGGCATCGCGCAGGATGCGCAGGGCCGTGGGCGTCGAGGGGCGACGGCCGTCCACGTGACTGATGTAGACGAACAGCTTCGTGGGGAAGCGTCGTTTGAGGTCTTTGTATTCTGAAAACTTCAGATCCATGAATTGCACGGAATCGATAAAGACGATGTCCGCACTGCGTTGCCGCCGCAGCCTTTCGCAAAGCTCGTCCTTGCTTTCGCGGTCGAGCAGTATCCAGCGGGCGCCCGCCTCGAGCAGGCCGGCGCGGTCGACAGCCATCTGGATCGTCCGCGAATTGCCCTCCTCGACGCTGTTGTAGGCCACGCGGCCGAAGGCGGTCAGATACTTGGATAGCATCATGGCGAAGGTCGTTTTGCCATTCTTCGTGTCGCCATAGATGATCCAGCTGCCCGTCAGTTCGGGCTCACCCACCGCATCGCGCCATACACCGTCGAACCCGAGGGTGTTGAACTTTGTGGTCAGCACATTGCGCGCCGTCAATGCTCTTTTCATAAGCTAAAATCTAAAAGTGAAAAGGTAAAAACTGCCAGGGTATAGCCGGATGAGATTCACCGCTCCTGCCGGCAGGACTTTTCGTTTTTCGTTTTTAGTTGTTAGTTCCCTTCGAGAGTTCGATGTTTATCCGTCGGAGGGATGGCGTGTTGTCTTCGCCCATCAGGCGGCGCAGCAGGCGATTCACATCCGTATCCGCTCCGGCGTTGGCTTTGATGATCATCGCGGCCGTCAGTTGCAGGAAGCGCTCGGCCTCTTCGCGGGCCGTGGGCACGACCTTGCCGTAGCGCTTGCCAAAGCGGCCGAAGATTTCGGCGTAGCCCACCTTCTTGTTGTCGATGGCCCGGCGGATCTTTTCGCTGAGGCCATCCGCGCCCATCATGTAATACCCGCAGCAGTGCTCCGTGGCGTTCCATAGGGCTTTGATCTCGAGGAAAGCCTCATAGCTGAGGTCGCCCGCCTCGTCGAGGATGACCAGCGGCCGATCGAGCGTTTTGAGGTAGAACACGAGGTCGTTGTAGACGTCCGCCAGCCGCCCCGTGCTACCCACGCCAAACTCTCGGGCGATGCCCCGTAGCAGCTTTTGCCGCGTTTTGACCTGCGAGCAATCCACATAGACGGCATTGCGGTGCGTTTTGACATATTGCCGGGCGGTGTAGGTCTTTCCGATGTCGGTCAGGTCGCAGAGCATGGCCGAGAGGCCGTTCTGCTGGCACATTTCGAGCTGCGCCGTGATGTATTTGAAGACGGGTGTTTCGGCCGTCTGCCATGCCGGCGCATCGGTCAGGCCGACGCCCAAGCGGCGGGCAATGCTGATCCACTTTTCGTCGGCCAGCACCCCGACCGTCTCGCCCCGCTTGATGCGGCTGTATTGCGCGCTGCCTATGCCAAGCGTGGCGGCAAAGCGGGCGTCCGAGCCGTCGAAATTGCCCCGACGCGCCGCCAGCGCGGCCCGGATTTTCTCTTTGTATTCGTTCGTGAGGCTCATATATTCGCGTGTTTTTAACGTTATTCTTACTTGCTTATGACTGAGTATTATTTGCTTGAATGCATGATCCCTGACGAGCTGCCCGACAAGCAGTTCGTCGAGAGTACCAAAGCTCTTTTGTCGTTTTCCCGGCTGATGAAATGCCCTTGCCGGCAGGTGCAAGGGGAAAACTATTGGTTAGTTGAATTGCCGGCTGACCCATATGCTTTCTGCGAGGCGATAAATGCGTTTGAGGCGTTTTGTCCACTTTATCAGATTGCTCATTCTCTACAATATTATCCTGTCGAAACATGTCCTATTCGTGTTAAGTAGTTTCTATTTTGTTGGTTCATAATTGATCGATCGCGCGGGCGGCCCAATCCTCCATCGAGGCCGTCAGTTCGTCTTCCTCATAGCCGATCGGCTGACGGGTTTCGACGATTTGGACGGGCGCCGCGGCCGTGGCCTCAGCCGTCTCTTTACTGATCCGGCCCACCTGGGGGATCTCTCGGCGCCGCTCGCGGATCATCCGGTCGAAGCGCGCCGCACGCTTATGTTGCGTGAGCATCCGCGCCTCGTCCGCCTCAGTGCGTTCCGCGGCGCATTCGTTGTAGGCCATCTCCGCCCGAGCTGTCGCCTGACCGATGTAGGCGTCGCCCTGATAGAGGTAGACGCACGGCACCGAGCCATCCTCGAGGGGCAGCCAGTAGGCCGTCACGCGCCGATCGTTCGGCTGGAGGCGGCTGAGCATATCGAAGTCCGCAAGGGCGAACTCGGCATTGGCCACCCGCACGTAGTCGTTGTTGCGGATGGTCGTTTCGGTTATGTTGCCGATGTGTTTATACAGCCTTTCCGGCGCGATTGGCCGCAGCGTCGGGTTGGCGTGCTTCAAAAGCACCTCGCGGCGAGTCAGCCCGGGGAACTCTTTCTGCCGTGGATGCAAGGCGTTATTATGCAACTCAATGTCTGCCAAATCGTCGGCAATGATCGTTTGCGGTTGAAAGGTGGGATCGATGAAATCACCATGCACCTTGTTGCGCACGCTTTTGAAGGCCTCCGCCTTGCCGTACCAACGGCCGCGCATGTGCCCTTGCTTCTTCGATGTGCCCCATTTGAGCGACCGGATGTTGTGCTCGGCCCGTTTCTCGGTGGGCGACGAACAGAATCGGACGAATTGGAAGGCCTCGGGCAGCCATTCGATGTTTTGCATCAGGTGATGCTCCACTTCCAGCTCGGCCGGCATGGGCAGACCCAGCTCCGTGAGCTCGCAAAAGACGTTGCGGAAGGCCTCCATCACGGTGTCCAACGTCGGTGTGCCCACGGTGTAGGCCGGGCGGAACCAGTAGCCCGAGACGACGTCCACGCAGAGGTATTTGGCCACCCAGCCGCGGGTGCTTTTTCGGGACAGGACGGCGTCGTCCATCGAGATTTTGGAGAGGGCAAACCTGCCATTGTGTCGCACATGCTTCGGGCGCTGCGAGTTGGCGTAGTCGAACTGGCCGTTGCGGTCGGCATAGACGGCCGTCTCGTTGACCACGTTTTTCAGGTACCGCCGGATGGTCGAGCAGCTCACCGCCTGCGGGCGGCCTTTGTAACGGTAATCCTCGGGGCGGAACACCTCGCCGGTCGTCCGGTCGAACAGCTCCGTATCGCCCGCCGCGAACTCCATGTAGAGTTCGTGCACTCGGGCTGCAAACGGCTTGTCGTTCGTTCGCCAAAGCGCCACGATCAGGTTTTCAGCCCGGCGGGACACCTTCCGCGCCGCGTCGTTGCCCATGTTGCGGGGCAGCAGCGAGGCATACCCCTCAGCCATGTAGGCGCGGAAGGCGCGCTCGAGGCTGCGTGCGTTGGTGTACTCGGGGACGGCCACGCCATACGTTTCGGCCGACCGCCGGCATTCCTCCGTGTGCCACTGGAGCATCGTCTGCCAGTAAGCCCCTTTCTTGAGCTTCGACCCACTGGCCGCGCGGCGCTCCGTCTGTCGGCGCAGCCCGTCGCCGAGGGCGTTGAAGATCGAGGCCTTGGCCGTGAGCTGCCGGACGGTCTCTTCCGAGAGGCGTGTCCCGTCTGCCTTTTCGTAGGCGGCGAAGAAGGCTTCCGCCTCCCGGTCTACATCCACCGCGTAGAGCGCCCGGTGTTCCTCGCGCGGCACGCGCCCCATCACCCTTTCGATCACCCGCAGCCAGTCGGCCCGACGGATCGAACGCGCGTCGATCACCGTCTCACCTCCTTTGCGTTGGCTGATGATGGATACATCGCCGTTTTGTCTGTCATAACAAAACTGCCGATACGTCAGCCCCGACTCACACCAGTCGTTCACCGTCAGGGCGGGCACTCCATCTATATATGCGTAAGCGGGCATCGTTCTTTTTATCTCCTTTCAATGTCCGGTTCGGGGGAGTCGAACCCCCGCGGCCACTTTCGGCCGTCAAAACCCTGAACCGGCGCCCCCTTAGGGATCAGGCACCCCCTTGGGGACTCACGTCAAACAGTTCTAAGAAATAAGCATCTATGTCGAGCAAAAAAGTATTCTTCTAATCCTCGCCGAAGTGGTCGGCTATGCGTTTCATCCGTTCCCGGTCGAGCCACCAAATCACCCCCACCATAACACCTGCAACCAGGTACAGGGCAATGTCTGTCATCGTCTCCGATCCTTCCGTCGGGCTGCACGAGAGCAACACCCCAAGGCATCCGAACCGAAGCCACATCCCCACGCTTGTCATTCTGAGCGCGCCCAAAAACATGCGTAGCATAGCCCTACGCCCTCCCTTGGATATATCGTTCCACCCGTTCGGCCGTCAGACTGACCGACTGCCCATCGTCCGAATCAAACAAGTAGACATCCAACTCCCGGTATCGGTATCGCAGCATTTCGCGCCGCCCCCGGCCCGTGTACCAATAGCACGCGCCGGACCTCAATTCTCTCGCCTTCATATATAATTCCTCCTTTCTATCACGCTCAACTCTCTGTATAAAACAGCCTCCAGCGCCCATTTCAGGCGCTTATCGCTATAAATGAAGTTGCACGCCTCCACCAGCATCTCATTGCTGCCTTTTGATGAGACACATACAACAGGGAAGTATTCGCCCTCACCGCTCCGTTCGATCGCAACCAAAATCGTCGCACGGACTTCGCCTTTCTCTTCGACCATTTCTTCCAGCTCGTCCGCCATCTTATGAACCCGTTCAACAAATAGATGCCTACGCTCCTCGATGCCCTCCGTCGTATGGGGGGAAGCGACAAAAACGCCTTTCAGTAAGTAACTCAGCTCGTCAAACCCATAAAGAGCGCTGTCCACCCCCGAAGGCCCCAGTGCCATTGTGTCCTTATCCATTTCGTTTTTCAGCTGTTAATGATCAATTCTATCGCATCGCTCAGCGCGTCGATACGCGCCTGTGCACGCAGCAGCTCCACATATAGCGGGTGCGCCGCCTGGACGATCGCTTCGTCCATCAGTTCCTCTTCCAATCGTTCCGCGTCCGCCCGCGCCAGCTCCAACTGCTGGCCCAGCTCGCCGATTACGGATTCATACTTCGTTTCCAT